ATATTTGGTTGGAACTAAATTTTCACGAATATGATGATGATTTGTTACAATACAAAGAAGAGTTTCTACAATTTATAAATTATTACAATAAAAAAACACCTCTAGATTACAACATATTTACTTTTATGGATAACAAACATATATTAATAATTAATAATCTAGGTTCTTTAATGAAACAACAATTCGAATCTGGTAACATTTTCAAAATATGTGATAAATTCCCAAAAAATGTAAAGAGTATTCAGTATTATGAAAATGGTTACACATTTTTAAATAATGGTCACGATAGTTGTATACTAGAAACATCTTACAAAATATGCCAAAATATCAGACAATTAAATTTTGATGTCGCTATTATTTCTGCTGGAGCATATTCATGGTTATTTTCGAATTTCATTATTAATATTCTTAAAAAAGAGGTCTATGTGACGGGCGGTGATTTGCCATTATATTTTGGTATAATTACTAAACGTATAAAACATTTTAGCAGCGACAAAATTAATGAGTATTTTATTACAGTTCCAGATGAAATGAAACCACCGGGTTATGAAAAAATAGAGGACGGTTGTTACTGGTAAATAATATATTTAATGAAAAGGGACTTAAAGAGTCTTTAAATTGTTTTCGTAAAATATATTATTTATGTAGCCTTAGAACCACCCGCGACTAGGAAATCCGGAGCCAGCACCGTAGTTGCCATAAGCATTCGGAGCAGCGTGATCCAAATTATCTACTTGTGGTGCTAATTTGTGAATCGTGGGTGGAGTCGCTAAAGCACTTAATGTTGGCGACAATGGTCCTCCCGTAGCAAATGTATTGCTTAATACCTTGTTATTATCGAACTGTAAATGGCCACCGGGATAATTCGGAGCCATTGCCGCATGTGCTCCACCACGCATCATTCTTCTAGATTTTTTACTTCTATATTTCATTGATGCTAATGATTTACCACCACGCATCTTTCTGCTGTATCTTGAACGCATACGACTTTTCATTCGCTTAACGTATCTAGAACGTTTTGAACCCTTCATCTTATATTTTCTGGATATTTTATTTATTTTGCTTCTGTTAATTTTACCGCCTTTTTGAGCGCATGGATATATACCCGCAGCTCCTTGAACATTGCTTCCAGCTGGTGCCATAGTATGAGGACCGTCGGGTATTGTATTGCTACTAAATGCTATATTGGATGGATGCGAATTATCTACGTTTACTATCCTCGTATCCACTGTATTATAAGGTGTATGATAATTACTAATAGGATATGGCATTTATATATTATAACAAGATTATATCAACGCTTATAATTTTTATTTGTATTATGATTATTTGTACTATATTTATTTGTATTTGTATTTGTATTCATTGACAATTGGCTCCAATTCACAAGTCTATCCGACCGTTCTGCTAAACTGATTGGAGTCCATCTCTTAAATTTCGAATTATACTCACAATTCATTTTAAACGAACGGTCTAAATAGACATACTTGTCTTCTCGAGCATCTTCGAATTCCGCTTCATCATCGCTCTCTTCTAATGCGTCCAAATTGGCATTTTCTTTGATATTTCTAAATAGTTTGTTCATCATTACGCTAGTTTTAAAATCGGGGATAAATGCGTAATCATGAAACTCTTCCGCGCCATTTTTATAAACGAACAAATTGTAAATATCGGGTTCTAAATCGGGAGTAACTTTGAATATGGCTTTACATAATCCAGAAGGTTGATTATCCATTGTTCTGCTTTTAGGCTTAAAATAGTTCATTGTTACAATCTTTTTTGAGCTAGACTTGTCAAAGAAACGCAATTTAATTTGACTCACTTCATATGGTAACGACTCGATTTCCTTTAATAATAAATTAAAATCGGTATTTATTAAAGGCAGTCCAAAAATGGTAAAATTGTTACCGAGAACATTTTGTCCCATTTCCTTCTTAAGAATATTGCTTAATAATTCTAATTTATCGGAATAACTTGTCCCGACATAGTTCTTGCCACGATAATAATATAAATCTTCTATACAAAAACAGTTGACCTTTCTATATTGAAAAAGTGTGCCGTAAAATATGGTACCTAAAGCCATTTTATCACTAAAGCTAGTTACTACAATTTTCATGTCGGTTATCTGATTTCTCTCATTCAAATCCATTAGAAAACATACATTGTCCTCTTTATAACTGGTAAACCAAGCAAAACACTTTTTGCCTTTAGGAACGGCTAACATTATATCCGCATAAACCTTCTTATGGCTCATTGTTTCATAAGAAAGTTCAAATTTAGGGAAGTCTGTTAAGATGTACTTTATTTCTGTTTCGCCCAACATTATTAATAATATGATCAGATAGCTTTAAATCATTTATAAAGCATGATATAAACTTGTTACTGATAAACTTGTTACTGATACATTATAGAGCAGATATTTCTGTGCTATCAGAACTTAGTTGCTTCTTAAGAAAAGACTTCAATTCATCCTTCATTGTATTTGAATTGTCTAAAGTTGGGGGTAGTAAATCGATTGCTGTATAAGAATTATTCGAATAATTTATATTTGTATTTGTAGTTGAATTGGTAATGGTATCAAATATATGTTGGTATTTTTGATTGGGTGAATTTACTAAATCCTTTATTTTAGGTACTGTTAGTACCGAGGTAAAAAATGTAATAAGATGATGAACTAAAAATATAAATATTAAAGAAAGAATCGCTATTTTTATTGTCCAAGTTAACATATTATATTTCAATATTAGTTTAAGACCGATAGAAACACATTTAAATTGTCTTGGAAAAATGGATCACTCAAGTCTAATTTTGTTCCGTTATATTCAAAATAGAAATTCACTGGGTCCTTCCATTTTTCAAATTTATCTATTTCTTCCAACCGTTCTACCACTAAAGCCAGTTGCGATTTTTTGGTTTCTTTAATTTTCAGAATATGATATTTTGTTAGTATATATTCGGTCGGTAATTGAGAAACAATCGGTACAAGGTTGTATTCGGTTTGGTCAACTAACAAATTATATTCATTACATCCTTGTCCTTTGTACAAAGGCGTATATCCCTTAATATACTCATAATTGGGTGTAAATGTACTCTCCAATTGTCGTATCTTCTCGTCTTCTAAAATTTGTATACCGAATTCCTTCGAACAAATTTCGTATTTTATGGATTCTGTTATACATCCAAATATATCAGAATCTAGCAATTTATCCATTTTATTTTTCAAGGTTTGAGGTAAAAGGTTCACAATGTATATTTTCATATAACATTATTTATAGTAAACTATTTAAACCTATTACATATCAACTATATATGTCAAAATCATTAACTATAATTCTTGTTGATAAGGGAGGATCTTTAAAACCCCTTACCGTAAAGGAGTATAAAGAAGAAGAATTATATAAAAAATGCGGATTCAAAAAACCAGACGACTTTGGGTTACAAGCTGAATGGCCGATTAAGCTAAATGGTCAAAAATATGTCATCTCAATGTATGGTAAATTAGATGGTAAGGCTAACATGGAAAATAAATATGATTGGCCGCCACCGGTAGATAAGACCTTGTATTTTGGTACGTGTTGTTTGGTCGCAATGGTGAGAGATGACGCGAATAATCGCGACCACATTCATTTAACAGTGGATTTGTGGAATAAAATGTATGAGAAATTGTTTGGTGGGTTTGAGGATTTAGCTGTAGCATGCGAAGAGGATGAAGAGGAGGAGGATGAGTTGGAGGCGATTCCGATTAGCAAAAAGACAAAAACGGGAGGCTATCTAAAGGACGGATTTGTAGTAGATGGTAGCGAAACGGAAGAGGATGAGATAACCAGTTCCGATGTAGACGATGAAGATGAAACGGAAGAAACTGCGGAGGAATTAGAGGAGGAGGAACTCGAATTGGAGGATATTGGTTCAGAGCTGTCGGAGGATAGTTACGACTATAGTGATGATGATAGTAAATAAATTGTAAAATTTAGATTTTTTCATTCTAAAAAAATTGATTTAGATAATGATTTAAATGTAATTGGATATATTATATTTAAATGAGCGCAGCTAGAAAGATTGAAAATCCCGAATTATTCAGAGCCAATATTCGTAAGAGGCTTGGCGAGTTCTTTGACAATGAAAAGCATGCTATCAATTTGGAAAAAGGTATTCACAATTGGGCTTTAAAAGAAGCGACTGTTCGCAAAGTGGTGAAAAAATGGGACAACCACTTCTTTGTTCAGATTTATTTGGACCATTTGCGCAGCGTATACATGAATTTAAAAGACGGACATTTGGTAAAACTGGTTCAATCAGCTGAAATCAAAGCGCACGAAATTGCGTTTATGACGCATCAAGAGATGAATCCGGAGCGCTGGGACCAGCTAATTAAAGCCAAGATTATCCGAGACAACAACAAATGTGAGCAGAAATTGGTGGCCAATACTGACACATTTACTTGTAGAAAATGTAAATCGAAAGAGTGTAACTATTATTCTATGCAAACGAGAAGCGCAGATGAAGCCACAACTTTGTACATCGAATGTTGTCGGTGTGGTGCCAGATGGAAACAAAATTAATTTACACATGAACAGCAACTTTTTGTTTTTCTCTATCATAAATCCAAATTTCATAATTATAACCGATTTGTTTCGCAGCATTTTGCTTTAAAAATATAACATCATTATTAATTTTAGCAGTCCATGTGGATTTTACTTCAATACACCTATTCTGACTAGGAATAAAAATATCCACAAAATGCCTATGTTTTTTCCCCATTTTATCCTCATACCAAATCGTAGGAACATTTTTACAACCCATAATAATATCTGATTCACCAATATGTTCATTTTGTAAAAGTTCATCAAGCGCATGATTCTCATAACCTTGATATGATACAATGTGACCCGAAGGCATAATATATTCTTTGGATTTATACATACATTTTGTAATTTTCTCCATAATTTCTGAACATTCCAAAATAATATTTCACCGCACCTAATATATGAACTACATTATAGAGGCCATTTTAGTCGGCATGTATAACGTGATTTTATATTTTATTTTTTCACGTTTCATCAAAAACTTGTATGTGCTTTTGTTAGTTGTTGGATTTTCTAAACACTTTTTGGGAAGCAGTTTGGGAATACAAACGTGGTATTGTAACAATGGTGAAGCATGTTTGGAAACACTGAAAACGGGACAGAAATATGTAGCTAGTACACTACACTTGTTGCGTAGTTCCGTGGGAGAAGCTGTAGCACACCTCGCCTTAGGATTCTTATTACAAGACTTTTTGTCACGTGAATACTTGTTCTTCGCGATAGGCGCCTTGCTACACATTACCGCTGAACATTTAGGCGTTCATAACAAATTTTGTAGGGAAGAGTGCGTACAAACTAATACATAAATAGATAATGGTTACAAAACTCTCAAGAAAGATATGTAAGTAATCGTTGGTTGACCAACCCTTTTTTTTTGTAGCTTGGTTATGTAGCATCTCATATTGATGACCAAAATCCTTGTCCATAATGTCTTTGATCACTTGGTCTGGAAACGACCAATGAACTTTGCGCAAAAACATAGCATATTTGTTTTCTTTTAAAAGGTCACAGATAACATTTACATTTTGTTCCGTGCCTTCTTCAAATAAATAGGGGCTAGTTGGTGTGGGCATGCGAGACCAATCCGCGATCGTAGCCGAGTCATTAATGGTCTTATAAGGATTCACAATTTCCTTAAAGGTCTGTAAAATGATAGCAAACAGACTTTCATTGGCTAGACCGCCCTCGATAACAGCTTTATAAATGTTGTTTTTGGCTACTAAAAACAATATACATTTTTGGACATGGTCTCGAGATAAGGTGAACCAAGGATCATTCGCGAGCCAATATTCTTTAGTAAAGAGGCGCAAATTGGCGCGACGGTGAATCGAAATGTCCCAATAGGCGCGTTTACATTTAATGATGGACGCTTCGTAATGGTCAAAGAACATTTGTCTAAATTTGGCTGGGCTAATAATGGGTACACAAGACTCGGTCAACATACAAAACCATAAATTGTCTTTGTCATGGTTAAATGCGTAACTGAGAAGGGCCATATATGCCGGAACCACGTTGTAATATGTGGTTTCTTGTGTTAGTTTAGGGGGAATAGTATACGTTCGAATCCATGGCGACTGAATTTTGGCAAAATTTTGATAATGAAAATAAACATTAATAATGTCTTGATTCGGTTTTATCCAATCAATCCATAATTGCTCTTTATTCAATACATGTTCGTAACTAATGATGAAACACAATGCGACCTTCATTATTCTATATAGAATAATATATATAGAATAATAACGCTTTCTTTCAATTTTCAATTTTCAACTTTTACCCAAGCAGTTTCTTTGTTAGTGTAGCTAAATTTGAAGAGAAAAATGCTGGAAACAAATTTACATTACACTTTTTAGGAGACATTACCGTTTCTAAATAGAGTTCCAAATTGCTTTTGTCTTCGCACAAATCTTCCAGCCAATCATTATCAGTGTCAATGGTCAAGTGTTTTGTTACACCCGTGCCACAAATAATATTCGACTCTTTTGTATTTGTATTTGTATTTGTATTTGTATTTGTATTTGTATTTGTATTTGTATTTGTATTTGTTAGTTCTATTTCGAATTGCTTGTTTTTTTCGTGTAACCGAATTAAACAGAGTTCAATTCGATGTACATGCGATACAACAGAATAAAGTTTACATAAAGAATAAATGCCAATTGTCAATGATAGAGCATTGGTATACCATAAATATTTATTGGACATGAACATGAATATATTTTATAAATTACTTGTAATATATTTTTTATATTGATATATTATAATGAATAGCAACAACTCTCGCACAACCTTGACCAACAACTTTGACTTTGACTTCTCATTGTGCCATGATTATTGCTATAGTTATAGTTGTTGTCGCTAATGAAAAAAAAGAGAAGAATGACAATAAATCAATGATGATAATGATTGACTACAAAACATCGCCACCAATACCGATACCAAAATCCGTGAATCTATACAACCCTTATGTATCACAAAAACTATAACTATTATTTTTTGTATTTTATAAAATATTAAATAATAGTATAATGCCTTCTTCTACGGAATATACGCAATGTCACAGACATAATAAACCAGATTTAACATTTTATTATGATGTTGGAGCCAACAGTGGTACAGTAAATGATAAACTACAATTTGGTAATTCGCTCATACAAGCTATTAGTGGAAAACTAACTAACAGCAGCGCATCAAAGAAAATGGGTAATTTTGCGTTTAATATTACTCGTTATGACAATAAGGATTCAGCTAAGGATGGAAAAGCTGAAACAACCGGGACGTTAACCTTCTTTTTTACAAATAAGAATGAGCAAGTGGAAGGTAGTATAATTGTTTCACAATCTAGACAAGATCCGATTGATAATAATGGGAATGTAGTAATAGCACCTAATAAAACAGAAACGTTGCCGATAATAGGTGGAACTATTAAGTATTTAGGAAAACAAGGTCATATTACAATAACAACTAATACAACAACCGAAAGAGAAGTAAAGGTATATTTTGATAAGCAGTACAATTACAAACGAACCCCAGATTTGACCTTTTATTTTTCGGTTGATACAACCCTCCCTTCAACATCATTCGCACGTTTTAATATAGATGACCCGAGTAAATCTATAAGAAATCAGTCACAAATTGTAAATTGTGATTTAACTGATAAAATACCTACGGATAAAAACAATTATAAAAAAATTGGTATAGGTGTGGGTGACCATCTGAATATGGGTATACCTTTCACTAGCAATGTAGATTCATACATTGGAACAATGAGAGCTGTATCTTTTATTTTTAATAGCGATAATAATTCTAGTAGCGTTGATTCTTTATCCATTTATGGAGCATATCAAGTAAAACTAAATAGCCAAGGATACTTTATGTTGGCTGAAAATGAAATACTCGTGTTTGATATCGTTTCTGGGATGGGCAAATATTTAGGTGCTCGTGGAATAGTTGAAATACGGTCACTTAGTCAATTTCAAAGAAGAGCAGATGTTTATTTTGATAAATAAACATGAACATTTTCATTATTGAGTCATTATAGCAAAAAATATCAAAAATCACAAAAAAATGCTCAAGGAACTATAGTACAACCGCCAAACGAAAAAAATAAAGCTTCAATTGTAAACGGCACTGGAAAATATCTTGGCATAAAAGGTATTCTTGAAGTAATTAGCGATGAAACACTAGAAAGAACAGTAAATGTATATTTTGATAAATAAATATAAATATTATAAGAATAATATTTTTTGTATTTTATAAAATATTATTTAATAGTATAATGCCTCCTTTTTTAGAACGTAGACACGAACGCGAACACTATCGCTCTCGTAGAAAGCAGAAACCAGATTTAACCTTTTATTTTTCGGTTGATACAAAACTCCCTACAACGTCAATAGCACTTTTAAATATAGATGACTCAAAATGTGGAATAAGAAATCAGTCACAAATTGTAAATTGCGATTTAACTGATAAAATACCGACGGATAAAAACAACTATAAAAAAATTGGTAGAGGTATGGGTGACAATACTATTTTTGGTATACCTATTACTAGCAATGTAGAATCATTTGTCGAAACAACTAGAGCTATATCGTTTATTTTTAATAGCAATAATAATAATTCTAGTAGCGTCGATTCTTTATCCATTTATGGAGCATATCAAGTAAAAATAAATAGCCAAGGGCATTTTATGATGCCTTCAAAGC